GTCTTTTCTAAGGCAACTCTTGCCAGCATGCCTAGGATTGGGCATTGAGGCATCTCATACACCAATGAGAGAGCCTTCGCGCGCAACAGCTCATCCATAATGTCATCTCCTGCTGATATGAATGATGATGTCCAGCCAAAGGAACTGAATACTTTACGGGGATCTTTGATGTTTTCACCAGCGGACGTAGCAACAAGGCCACAGAAGCTGGCCTCGGTACACCTATCCACCTCGATTACTTTCACATCAAACCCCAAGGCCTGGTAATCAGCGGAAGTGACGGGGACACTTGACACAAAAATGCCATCATCACCTTCGCAGAATCCCTCACATTGACCTCCTTTGGAAGTAACTATGTGGTAAAATACAACATAATTATCCCAGGTGTTGCCGAGGGAAGTATTCATTTCACCGGACATCCGTGTAGCCTTTACACGAAAAGTCATCCCACGGGGACCTTTGATTATATTCACTCCAGACAATACTCCTAGGAGAAAAGTCCTGTCGGCAGGACACATTTTCCCCAGGCAGTGTTCGTAGAGTGGAAATTCAACGGCCTCCATGACCCTTTTCTTCCAATGTTTTTCCATGCTGGTCCAATCGGTTTGGTACTTATGCCACATGACATGCTTATCCAGTTCAGCCACAGCAGCTGGTCTACTGATTACTGGAATATGCTTAATGACCCATGGAAGAACATAGACGACCTTCTCAACAGCCTTGATGAAGGGGCCACACCACACTCGAAATGCGTGAACGCGCGCATTTATCCACCGTGCATACTTATACTCATAATAGGACTCGAGCTTGACAAACGCCTTCACTCTAGAGGCGACACGCCTCGATGGTCGATTGTAGAGGTTGTCGCGGTATGCTTGTCGGTAAAGCTCTTTCTTCTCATCGCTGAACGGTAACTCGCTGATAAACTCTTCGACAGACGTCCAGTTGACTTGAGGAAGCTGTGACGCCAACTTAACCGAGGTCCTTCTGAGTGCGTTGAGGGCTCGTCGGTTTGACTGGTACTGGACATCTCCTCCGACTCTTCGGCGGAAACCCTGCTCTGTCGTCTCCTCGTGATATCGGTCCACGGAGATTGGTGCATAGCCTGGTATATATCCGAATCGGAGTCTGCGGAAGTTGCGCGATCTAGGATAGCCTTTTCCAGGGTGGTGACCTTCATCTCCATTCGTTGGAGCATTGAGGTGAGGTAGTCGACACTCCTCCTGGCGGTATCCGAAAGCGTAGATGGGAGCGCGCTTTGTGACACAAGGTCTGCAACTGGTTGGTAGAACTCGGACCAGCTTTGTGACAGAACCGCGAATTTTGACATAGACGGCTCGTCCGCAATTCCCGCATGCGCGATATAAGATGTAGCGACAGATGTTGAGTGCAAGGTAGATGACTTCCCCAACGAAGCTAAGAACTCCTCTCCGTCGGGGACTTCTCGAAAACCCTCTTCACATGCTATAACAGCTTGTGCGCACTTAACAGTCGCGGTGACCCAGCGAACATAACACATATCCGGGATATTCAAGCAAGAAGATCGCAGTATCTGCTGAAACAGAGTCGTGGCTTCCGGAATGCTAGCAGTTTTCGCTGAGTAGACTGAAGAAAGTAGGTGCGGGACGTACGTAAATTGGACCCGAGCCCAAAATTTAGGTGACGTACCCACAAAAGACAGCACTTCTCTGACTACCATAATCCCGCTAAAGGTAAGTAAACCCATAAGCAACGGGTTCAGAAACCAATAGCCCAAAGTCATCAGAAAAACCCATAGCCAAGTGTATTTAGAAGCTACTAAATAGGCCATGTGAAGTGCCCCCCAATAGTTGTGATAATCACGGGCAAGGCGGAAGGGGATGGACAGCAGTGGCCCTTGCCAACATTCCCTCAAACCCACGTAGGAAATGTTCTCTACCTCTATATAGTCGCCAACCTTTTGAATCCCTCGATGGGTGGCGAGCCTACTCTCTTTCCTGACATCAATGTCTCTGCGCTGACGCTTAATGGTATCTGGATCTCCAAAGAAACATTGGCTCACAGCATACCGACACTGATAGTCAGACAAGTTATGTCCTCGCAAGACATTCAACTTGTTCTCAGCCTTCTTCACCTCTTCTTCGGTGCCTGGGCCCCCTACGCCTGGATCTTCTACTACTCGTTCTTTATCCTTGCGAGTGGGTCGTGATTCCTCTTCTTCCTGTTCCTGTTCATCCAATTTAACACTGGAGTTCTCCTCATCTGAGCTATCCCCTTCAGATGCGATATGGACTCCTTCACAACAGTCAGGAACGACACCGGGTGCCAGGGTGACTTTCA